CTGCAACTGAATGGTTTCCATTTCTAATTATTGGTATTGGACCCCGTGATGTTGGGTTCTCATTTAGATGGAAATGGTTTGAGATTCGTTGTGATTTCTTTGATTTTGATCCACGTAATCTAGGATCTTATCGTCGTTATAAATCTGGAGACTACCGATGATTGAAGAATTAGAAGAACTTAGTGTATATGATGACATGATTGAAGAACATTTCAAAAAGAAAAGAAAGTCATATTTAGATTTTATACAACAAGATACTCTGTATGATGTAATTGCAGATTGGTGGGATGAAATCTTTATCAATGGCAATCCTTCTGGTCAAAACATTGAGAGTTTAATTGATAAAATTAATGAGTGGTTGCCAGATGAACAAAATCATGATGGCAGTCAAAGAATTGAAACTGTCTGTGCAGTTGATGGATATAATGAATGTTTACTACATATTAAGAGTAAATTAATCAAGAGGTAATCATGGGTATGTTTGATTATTTCAGATCTTCATATGATCTGGGTGAACAGTTTACAAATGTAGAATGTCAAACCAAAGACATTGAAGATGGCATTGGTGGTACAATGACTAACTATTGGTTAGATCCAGCTGGTCATTTGTGGCAACCACAATATCATGGTACACATACATTTGAAGAAATTTCAGAAGATGATGAACGTTACAGCGAAAAACTTAAATTTTTAAACTTTGAATGGATACCAACAGGTAAACATGGTAAATTTGTACCATGTGAAATTACAAAATATGTAGAAGTATATCCTGCTGACTGGAAAGGCAAGTGGGAAGACTGGCCACGCTTGCGATTGCACTTCAGACATGGTATACTGCAGGACTACACCGACATTACAGGTCGTTAGCTATGATTAAACTAAAAACAAATTCAGATGCCTTTAAGAATCTTGAGAACAAAGATGGTGCTTACATCTTTGGACTTATTGTAGGTGTTATTGTAGTTGCTTTCCTCGCTCTTGCATTTCAAGCATGGATTCTCGGTCTTATCCTATCTTGGTTTGGAATTGCCCTTGAGTTCTGGAAAAACTTTCTGATTGTCACCTTTATTAATATGATTGTTGGTTCATCTAAATGAAAAAATCTGATATTATTATCTGGCGATGGTGGGCAAAAGCACTTGGTCAAAAAGCAAGTAACAAAGACTCAGAAGCAGATAAAGTTGCCGTCATTCGTACCTTTATCTTCGCCACATACCTAATTACAAACTGTTTTATTGTAGCAGGAGTGATTAGACACTGGAATGACAAACAAACTATTAACATTGAAATCTATGAAACTGCAAACTATTCCGAAGTCCTACACTCAGAAGGATGGAACAATCTGGGAATGGGTAGAGACACCCGAGTTGAGGGCGTATATCACTCAGCAACAGTCAAAAATCGCATTGGAGAATTTGAATGAACCTCCCAAACGAGCATCCTGAAATCGCAGAACATGAATGGATTGATGATACATTCCGTGTGGAAGAAACTCGTTGGAAAACTTGGAGAAGTTTTACAAAAGATGGTAAAGAAGTCATCACCTCACTACAGCGAGACACTTGTATTGATGCAACCAGATTTTACATTAAAGGACGCCAAGAAGGCTGGACTGTTACCAAATCATATGAAGGAACAGTAGGTGGTAAATTGTAACTAATTGTTACACAAATAAATAGAGAACATTAAGAAACAAGATTTTTCAGGATTCCCTGATAATATATACTTAGTAGCAGTAAATTTAATGACTTATTCCAAATCTTATAATGCTCAACTCTCAGATGAAGAATGGAAAGAGTTAGTTGCTCTAAAGACACTCATTAATCAGAATCCTGCCTCCGTTCATCCAGATAAAATGGAATTATTTACAGAATTGTTGGTAAGATCTTGGGATGCTAAATGTATACCACCAGATACATCTACTTGGAGAACTGGACACCCACTTGAAGAATAACTATTATGACTCATTATGATAAACTGATTGATTCTATTGTTGATGAAATCTACTATGTTTGGACTGAATGTTCCAGTTGGAATGAAAATGATCAAAAGACTGCAAAAGAAGCAGCACATCGTATTCTTCAGCATGTAGAAGAGTTTCAATCTATTCGTACTAAAGTATCACAATGGAGAGCAACTGACTAATGGCATTATCTAAGTCTGTAGAGGAATCGCTTAAAGAAGCGGAAGGTCATCTACGAAATGCACTTTCTTATAGTGCAAGAAGTGAAAGACCTATTGTATGTCAATCTATCTCTAAAATGATTCAAGAGATTGAACACATTATGACATTTGATAGTCTAATGGATAAAATTGAAGAAATGAAACAATGAATAACATAAAGATCCTTAAATCTAATATAGATGTTTCTCGTTTTTTAAAACAATTACAAGATCATCCAGAAGATTGGGGATCACAAAAGAATCTAGATGATAGTCAACAACTAGATCCTACAAAATATACTGTCACAGTTGATGTACTACAACTTGTGATGGGTGGGATTACACATGAAGGAGAATATGTAGGTAATACAGAGATTTGTATTCCTACTCCTGCACATGATAAACATCCAAAGATTTTATCATACTTAAAGAAACAATTTGGTAACATATATCGTTGTGGTTTCCTTGCATTGCCTGTAGGTGAAATTGTTGGTTCACATATTGATGAAGGAACATATTATAGAACCAAAGATAGGTATCATTTGTCTATACAAGGCACCTACAAATATACTGTAGGTGAAGAATCTATTATTGTGAAACCTGGAACTTTATTCTGGTTTAACAATGATCTACATCACAGTGCAGAAAATGTCGGTGATGATGTTAGAATTGCATTTGTTTTTGATTCTGACATAAAATACAAACATAATTAATTGGAGATTTTTAACATGAAACAACAAAATGGATTTATTGACACTGGTGTTGCTCTGTTTGCTGTTGGTATTGTTGTACTTGGTGGTGTCCTCTTCATTGGTGGACCTATCTATGGTGTGTGGCAGCAATCGCTTGCTGGCAAGGCAGAACTACAGAAGGCAGAATACACTCGACAGGTAGCAGTGCTTGAAGCGCAAGCAAAGAAAGATTCGGCACAACAACTTGCTGATGCTGAAATCATCCGTGCTAGTGGTGTTGCTAAAGCAAACCAAATCATCGGTGATTCACTGAAAGATAACCGTGAGTATCTTCAGTATCTGTATATCACTGGTCTAGAGGAAGGTGCAAACAAAGGTAACGTTACCATCTATGTTCCCACCGAAGGTGGTATGCCTGTACCAACGCTACAGATGAATAAGTGACGCTAATGGGTGGGAGTCTTGACATCAAGGCTCCCACCCTGTATATTAGCCATGTTGAGAGGGATCACCCCATGAACCGAGTCGAACTCCAACGTGCTCTCTATGATGCACGAAATGCCTATCTGAAGGCAAAAAAAGAAATGGAGTTTCAGAAACGTGAAATTGCCTTTCTGAATGAGTGTGTTGCAGCACTCGACAAACCAAAAGATTGGTTGTACAATGAAATGTTCGGAGTTTGATTCAATGAACGAAACTGTTCTTCGCTATGTTCAATCTCTGTGTGAGGCACTTGAGGTTGACTTTCGACTCTACACCACGAAACTGCATCGTGCTTCAGTAGAACGTGATCAAGAGGCAAAGTATCATCAAAAATGCCTTGATGATATTCGTGAGGGAATCTATGAGTATGGATATACTTTTAACATTGAACCTGGACGTAAATATCTTAAAGTTGTGATGGATTCTCATGGTAATCGATCTGTACATTGCTTTGTAGATAAGAACACTGGGGAAGTATATAAATCTGCATCGTGGAAATCACCTGCTAAAGGTGTACGTTATAACTTGTTGAATGAAGAGTCTCGTAATAAGTGTTACGCCAATGCTGATTGGGCGGGTAGTTATTTGTATGTAAAATGATATACTTTTTAATCATATCTGCCTCCTGGGCATGGTTTTTCTTTGTCCTATTCTCCAAACATTTTGATTACTTAGATGAGCGTAAACATGAAACCAACAGACATAACAAAACTGAAGAATTGCCCTGAGTGTAATGCAAACTGGGTGAGTGGTATTATTCCCAAAGATCGTAGAGAATTCTATTCTCCGCCATACTTTTATAGCCGTGTGCTTGCATGTTACGATAGAGATTTGGATCGTACGGCCTATTTTATGTGTCCTGATTGCAAGCACACATGGGATAGGAGCTGGGGATAAGGCACGCTAATGGGTGAAGCCGTTGACTTCCGCCCTGTGCCCTGATATATTAGCTACATCGGGGGGAGATCCCTGATGCCAACACAAACGACTTTTAAGTAACCTCATGGCAACTCGTGCTCGCATCGGTATTCAACTCGCTGACGAATCTGTGCTATCAGTGTATCACCACTGGGATGGTTATCCTGAGTGGCTGGGTCGTATTCTCAACACTCACTATAACACCAAAGAGAAAGTTGCTGAACTGATTGATGGTGGTGATATGTCTTCCTGCTGGACTACATTGCCTGGTTATGAAGGTTATACGTCTGATGAATATTATGGTCCTGAGTATTATTCTGCTCGTGGTGAAGATTGCCCTCCTCACCTTGATGCAAACAAGTACGATTACCTTGCAGAAGGTGAAGAGTATGCCTACTTGTTTGTGAATGGTGAATGGATCTGTTATGATCGTCATGAGTTCGGCAATCGTATGCCCGAAGTCGTTGAGATTCCTTCCGCTGCCCTTGCTGTTTGAGGTAAAACTATGAAATGCCGTGTTCAACTCTACGTCGCTGGTAAACTCTTCAACGAAGAAGTTATCGCTCGTGACTATGCTGAGGCAAAACAAGTTGCCTTGGCACGTAATCCTAATGCCAAAGTAGTTTCTGTAACTGCTGTATTTTAATGAATAAGAGTGATAAAGATAAGTTATACATAATATTAGCACTACTAATCATCTTTTTGCTTGACCTTTGTGTGATAGGTGGCATATTATACAAGGGTCATGCAAACTTCCCCGAACTCATCAAACATCTAAGATCATGAGACGAGTCACTGTTAAACCCAAATCTAAAAAGGCAAAGAATCGCCTTGCAAATATGATGGACAACAACCCTATCTGTGTTGTTGAACAAGACAAGGGAGATGGCATGCTGTTTCTTGCATCTGAGAATGGAAAATACTTTTTCTGGGTAAATATCAACGACTTCTGGGAATGTGATTGGGAAGTAATCTAATATTTCCGCAGGAGTTACGGAACTTATGAAACAACCAGATCTATTTGACCTATCTGATAGGTTACTGTACATCATACACAATGTACGACAGTTAGAAACTACGGAACAAACAACTGAACTTGTTAATTTACTAGAACTTGCATCTAGTAAAATGATGATTCTACACATCGAACAACAGATCAATGACAAGCAACCTGTCCAAAATCAAACCAAAACTAAGGACTGAAGGCCGAGTATCAGGCAACTTCGGACGCAACAAAGTACGTGCTGGTTCTACACTTATGGAGATTGGAATGACTGACGTTAAAACTGTCAAAGTTACCACACAAGACGAGTATCTACAGCGAATGTATGATACACTGAAAGTGTCAACAGACAAGAAACTTACGATCTTCGCACAAGAAGAGATTAGAAAGATTCTTGTTCAACGTGGAGAATGGAAACGATGAAACCTAAAACCCGTGTCATCTTAGAGATGGCGATTGAAGCAGGTGTGCGCCGTGGTTATAGACTGGCGCACAAACATGTTGAGAATCCCACCGAAAGTGCTATTACTGATCGCATTGAAGATTGTGTGATGTCTGAAATCTACGAATACTTTACCTTTGACGACGATGAGATTTCGTAAGATTGAATTTCGTTTCAGTAAATACAACAACAAGTATGAACTGGTTAGTTGGTATGAAAACACTGATGGTAGTGAAAACTGCTACGTGATTGCTTTCTTTGATAAGAACAAAGAAGGATATGATATGAGAACCATCGGTACTAGGTTCTTTGAGGATAAAGATGCTTGGGTTGTGGGTAAGTATGGTTTGGAGTTTCTAAATGCTATCTGTAAAATTGAACACGATGAAGAGGAACTAAAATGACTGAATTTCAACCAACTTCCCAGACACCAGAGCAAGTTGCCGATGGATTGCGTAATGCTTTTATACAAGCAAAGAAAGATGGTGTGATGGATGATATTCTTCATCTTGAAAAATGGAATAGTTATGATGAATTATTAGTAAAAGTTCCAAAAGAATCTGGTTGGAAGTGCTACTTATTTGGTAATCGTCCTGGTGGAAATGGTATAATTTATATACCACAAGAAGGACGAGTTCCCAATCGTTTTGTGAGGTTTATGATGAGAATTTGTTTTGATTGCCTATGGGTGGAGGAGAAATGACTGAACGAAATTATTCCTATTATGAGGATATGGAGGTTGGTAGAACAATTGAACGAGTAAAATTCACACATATTACACGAACAATTCATCCTAAAACTGGTGTACACTATCTTGATGCCATTGACACAAATGGACAACACTGGTATGCTGAACAAGAGACAGGGGTAGAACGCTGGATCACATACAAAGTAATTTGGAAAAAAGACCCACAACAACCTTATGATTGAAACATTGATTGCTGGACTTACATGTGGTATTGCCACATTCTATGGTATAGGAGACGGATTTCATGGACAAACAACCGCGAATGGTGAACGGTTTAATGCTTATCGTTGGACTGCAGCTCATCCTTATCTTCCTATGGGTTCAAAAATTAGGGTAACAAATCAAGATAACGGAAAACAAGTAATTGTCCGCGTCAATGACCGTGGACCATACTCTCATGCGGATCTGGATCTATCTTATGCCGCATTTGCCCACATTCAATCCACATCCAAAGGAAATGCCGTTGTGTGTTGGAGAGTGGTGGGATGATAGGAGTTGCAACATGGGTATTGACAGCATGTATAGAAGGTAATATAATTTGTGTTCGGGACATACCACCTAAACTGGTATTTCGTGAACCAGAGAAATCTTGCTACGTCGAAGGAGTATTCTATCCACGATGTGCTGATTATGACAATCCCGAAGTAAAACATTATCACAATTTACTGAAAGACAAATGAAATCATTCTTGCTTGCTGTTTTGTTTCTGACTTCTCCTGCATTTGCACAAGAAACTAAAACATATCGCCCATTTCGATATACAACTCCGTGTGCTTTGGAAACTAAAACGGAGTTTCAAATGGATGATTGCGTAGTGATTGAAACCCGAGAAACTGGTGGTGCTCTACGTACTCGCAACATCTATTCAAATCGATTCAAACTGACAATTAAAGGACGATTTGATAAGGAAAAAGGATATATGACATGGGACTCTCACAATAAGTATGAATACAAATGGGAGTATAAAGTTGGTGCCGTAGATGGTCTTGCAACATATACTTATGTGATGCCAGGCTTTCTACTACAGAATGTATCCTGGGATTGATCAGAAACACTAATGGGTAGAGGTCTTGACTCCTCTGCCCTTTTCTTGTATTATAGCACTGTAGTCAACCAACCACGAATGAAATCCTATCCGCTAGGTATTGACAATCCGATTGCCATTCGCCAAGTGTACGGTACAACTCGCTGGGCACTGTACTGGAAAGAAAATTGGCAAAAGATAATCACAGTGCCAAGTCAATTCACGGCATATGATGTACGCCGTACCATTCTCAAATCTATGGGTTACAACGCATGAAAACAACCTACGTCTTCCTTGCAGTCATCGGCATTCTAATGTATAATGCCTTTCTCATCCAACGTGATGATAAGATGTTCAAGGCATATGATCAAGCATGTGCCGCACTTCCTAAACCTCATCCCGATTGCCGTTACGCAAAATGAACAACACTCTTTATAATGAAATTGTTGAAAAAGTCAAGGAAGAGTTTGACTTCACTCGCCCATCAGACTTTACTGATTGGAATCATGTAACATGTGTAGATAAAGTTGCAATGTTGCAATTTGCATTTAAAATAATTAAACAATACGGACTTAAAAATACTAAACTTATTGCCGTGTTTGATAAACTGAATATTGACATTACACAACAAGGATATAAAAATAAGATTCGTAGTAATGTTTATAGGCATTTAACTACTATTGCTCGACCTGTACCTATTCCTGCAGGAGTACAGATTCCAGATTGTGAACAGATAGAACTAAACTATTTGGAAAACATTGATGGTAGTGAGTATGCAAAGTTAAATTGGTTTAGGCAAGCATGTCAAGCGGGAAGACAAAATGAAAAGAAAACAAAAGAAGATAAAGATCGTGGTGGATATTTCTCTTGGGGACCACAAGCATCAAGACGGGATTTAGAAAAACATGCCATTCAGTTTCTTTCTTCCAAAATAAAAATGCCTGAGATTTGCCCCATCACCAAATGCAAACTAGACTATGGTGATACACCTGTTTCTCGTGGATATGATAGTTCTAATCAAGAACATACAAAACATCGTGCAACACTAGATCGTCATGATCCTACCATTGGTTATACATTTGAAAATACATTTGTTGTAAGTGAATTTGGTAATCGTAATAAAGGTACAATGACCATTGAAGATGTAGAGAGGTTGCTAGAGTATATGTATTCTCGACAAAATTAATATCTAATCATAGTTTTCCACAGGTTCCGCAT